CTGGATTTCATGTCGTGGTTTATCGTCGGTATATAGCTCGAACGTATCAACCATCGGCGTGATCACAGCGTAACGGTCTGGTGCAGGCTCTGAAAACACGCCTGTTTCCAGTGGAACGAGGGGTGAGATGATGGTGTTCAGTTCACTGAGAAGACTCATATTTTCTTAACCTCCTCCTCTAACGTCGCAATCATCGCGTCCACACAGGCCTTTTTACTTGCTGTTTTCGCAGGCTTCAGAAAAGGTTTAGGAGGCTGTCCATGTTTGCCATACTCTAAAACGCCTGCAACCATAGCATTGCTTTTGCTATCCCTGCGAGGCTCTGAAAAGCCGACCTTGACGTTGAAATTTCCGTCTTTGTCTTGTCTGGCAGAGGAGACGCCAAGGGCTGAAACGAGCTCACCAGTGGATCTGCTATCTTCCTTTGTGCCATTTCCAATAACACTCTGGAGATTACTTTTCACTTTAGCCTCGGCAACCTCGCCGCCTGCTTTCAGTACGCGGGGAATGATTTCATCCGTTTTCTCGCCAAGCCTTGAGAGCTTCATCAGGAAGTCCTCCGGCATTTTAAATGTTGCTTTAGCCACTAGGCTTCACCTCCTTGGCAAGGACCTCAATATACATGCCGCGTCCCTTGACATCTTCCACCGAGGCAATTTCAAAGCGGCCATCTTTGTTCACCACAACCATCGATGTCGTAATGGTCACACCAGGTATGCGGCGAAAACGGAAAAGGTCGGTGGCTTCAGAGAAGCTGGCTCTGTTTGCCCATTTCTCGTTGCCGTGCCGACCCTCCCGATACGCTTTGACAGAGGCGATGATGTTGTCGACTTCCGTCCGAAACCCCTCTTGATCTTTGGTGGTCACTTTTTCCACGATGTCGATGAAGGTGTTCATCTTTCCATAGCTCATAATCACACCTTCCAATCCCGGTCCAGCCGGAGTAAAAGATTGACCGTATTCCACACTTGTTGTCCAGCCTGGACATTGTCTGCAAAAAAACCGCCCGTGCTGCCGTCCCTTGATTCATAGAAATGGGACGACAGCATGATGACGGCTTGCTCTGTAGTGGGTGGCATTGCGTTTTCGGCATAGTTGTTTTCAGGCAGATGTTGATAGCTCTCGGCATACCTGATGGCAGCGGTGATGTACATCTGCAAAAGCTCATCATCTGCCGAGTGTTCAAGAATGAGGTTCGCCTTAACTTTTTCAAGCAGTGTCATACCGTCACCATCCTTTCATTGTTTTTAACTATCAGCTACCATCAGACCAGCAGTTTTTAGCTTTGCAAGCAGCGCGTTGAAATCAAAAACAAGTCCGGCAATGGTTGTAGAGGTTGAGTCTGACTGGTTTTCAGCCGGTGTGAACTGCGAAGGAAGCCCCGTCACTGAGGCTCCCTCCTTGATTTCAAGCGTACCGCCAATGACGGTTTTTTCACCGCCTTGCTCGGTATAGTTCTTTGCGTTATAGCTCATAGTGCACCTCCGTTATGCCTTCTGCTGAAGTACTTTGATTGCTTCAGGCAGAATCAGTTTTCCATCAACACGCTGAGTTGCGACAAAGCCGACCTGACCAGTAGCTGCATAGAGCTCGTTGAGTCTCTTGAAAACACGCCCCTGACGATCGGCAACCCAGTAGTAACCGAAATCGCCGAACGCGATCGTCTTTGCAGAAGCTGCAATTGCAGGAACATAGGCTGAGGTGTATAGTGGTCTGTTCAGAATGGTATCCGGCGTACCGGCCTGCAGTGAAGGCTGCCAGAGGTATTGACCCTGACCGTCCTTCAGCTTGCGGATCGCCTTAACCGTGGCGTCGTTCATGACGAATACTGCTTTGTTTCTGTACGGTGCCTTAAGGGAGTAGAACAGGTCAAGAATCTCATCGATGGTAATTGCAGTAGCGCTCGCAGTAGTCACGCCAAGCTGTGCACCACCGGTAGCTGCAAGGATACCCGTAGGTTTCCCGGAGCCATCGCCGGTGAAGAAAGCATCCTCTTCCTTGTTTCCGATTCGTCTGGCGAACTCTTTAGCAATGTAGGTTTCGAGGTTGAATACGCTGTCGTTAAGCAGCTCCTCGGAAACCTTGATCATGGTCCCAAGCTTATAGGCTCCAATGGATACCTGACCAAAGCTGTCATCACTTTCAGGGATTGCACCTTCCTCGTCGATCCAAGAAGCTGTACCCTTAGAGGCTACGACTGGGATTTTGCGGTCACCGGAAGAAGTGGTGATGACATTGGACAGCCTTCTGAAAATGTTCTCGTCCTCGAGGGTATCCACGAGGGTACGTTCAAATTCATCCGGCACAAGGTAGCCGCCTTCAGTGTCGGTGCCAATCTGAAGCGCATTTCTGATAACAGGATCAAGTCCTTCACCAGCTCGGGTACGCATCGCATTCCAGAACGCTTTTCTGTACTCGTCAGATGCTCTGCCGCTTCTTGTCTCCATGCCCGGAATATTAGGTCTACCGGTAAGAGGCATATTTAGTGGCTTTGAAAGTTCACGGTCGAGGGCTTCCTGCTTTTCGAGACGATCGATTTCATTACCAAGGGCGACCACATCCGCTTCCATCTTGTCGTAAACGGCGGTATCCTCAGCTGAAACGATGCCATCCGCACCACGTTTGGTATCGAGAAAAGCCTTAGCTGTTTCCCATGCCTTTGCGCGTTTCTCACGCAGTTCAAGAATTTTATTCATAGTATTTTCCTCCTCAAAATTAGTGTTGAATTAAAGAGAGCCGCTTCTCCAGCGACTCAATTGGGGTGCCAGTATTCTCTTTTGCTAGTTTGGGTTTTACCTTGTCCAGCAGAGAGTTGGTAACAGCTCTGCGGCTGAAGGCATAGGTAAAGTCCTCAGTCTGTAGTCGTTTCTTTTCGTCGTCCAGAATGCCGTCTGCAAAACCAAGCTCGATGGCTTTCTTCGCATTGAGCCAGGTTTCAGCGTCCATCAGGTGGGACAGTTTTGCCCGTGACTGTCCTGTTTTGATCTCGTAGGCATTGATGATACTTTCCTTAACCTCCGAGAGCATGGCAATGGCTTTTTTCATTTCCTCGCTGTCCCCAATGGCCACTGTAAGAGGATTGTGGACCATCATAAGGGAAGTTGGTGCCATGAGTATCGTTGTCCCCGCCATGGCGATGACAGAGGCGGCTGAAGCGGCAATACCATCGATCTTTACGGTAACAGTGCCTTTGTAATCCATCAGCATGGTGTAAATCTGACTAGCAGCAATGCAATCACCTCCTGGAGAATTGAGCCAAATAACAATGTCACCCTCACCGGCAGTAAGCTCTGCTTTAAATGCCTTAGGGGTGACGTCATCATCAAACCATGAATCTTCTGCAATTACGCCGTCTAGATAAAGTGTTCGGACACCAGTGTTTTCATCTCGTGCCCAGTTCCAAAACTTCTTCATTTAGGTTCCTCCGTTTCTTTGATATTTGCGAACGCGCCCGCGTCCTGTAATTTTGTCATGGCTCCGTTGATGAGATAGAGATCGCCTCCAAGTGACTCAGGAATCCTATCCAGATTTTCAAGTTCTCTGATATCATTGGCACTCATCCAACCGTTCTGCCTTGCAGTGGCATAGCCGCTCATACGGCTTACATAGTCACCACGTAGCAGGCCATCCACATTAAACTTGATAAACACATTAGGTTTCTCGCTTTCCATGAGAAGCGCTCTACACATGGACTGTTCCCAGCGGACCACCCAGGGATCGAGGGTGTATTTTACAAACTCCAGTGATTGCTGCTCGATGTTACTAAAGGATGACTTCTCTAGGTCAGCAAGCATATGAGGTGGAACTCTAAAGATACGAGCGATCTCATTGATCTGAAACTTTCTAGTTTCTAAGAACTGAGCCTGTTCAGGAGATATCCCTATAGGTTGATACTTCATGCCTTCTTCAAGAACAGCCACCCGATGGGCATTGCCACTTCCTTGATAGGCAGCATTCCAGGATTCTTTAATCTTCTGAGGATCCTTGATAGTACCGGGGTGTTCTAAGACGCCACCCGGTGAAGCACCATTCGCAAAAAACTTAGCTCCATATTCTTCGGTAGCAATAGCAAGGCCCACAGCATTTTTTGCCATGGCAATGGGTGAATAGCCTACCAACCCGTCAAAACCAAGTCCAGGGATATGAAGGACATCTGATGGGGTAAGATACACTTGATGCTCTTTGCCAAGAGTAGGGACATCCTCATTGCCACGCTGATACAAATAGAAAAGCCGACCACTTGAATCGCGATCGACCGTCATTTTATTTGGCATCAGTGGATAGAGAGAGATCACTTCACCTCGTGCATTTCGAATAATCTGAGCATAGGCATTTCCCCATAATAAAAGATGACTCATCAGTGTTTCTCTAAAGGCAAAAGAAGTCATCTCAGGGTTTGGTTCATCATGTAGCAGTTTGTATAGCGGGTGTTTTAAGTTTTTCTCCTTGCCACCTGAATCATTGTACTTGTAAACATGAAGGGGTAGACCTGCTAAGGTCTCCGATAAGATTCTTACGCAGCTATACACTGCGGTCATCTGCATAGCGGTTTGCTCATTGACTGGTTTTCCAGCACTGGTGCTTCCAAAAAAGAAACTGTAGCGGCTTCCACCAAGAGCGTCTTTAGGCTTGTCTCTAGCCTTGAATATTCCTTGCAGTATTCCCATGGACATCACTCTCCTTAAAAATTGGCATGAAAAAAGCACCTCTATTGAGATGCTTAGTATGAATTACAGTATTCTAAAAGCGAAATGATTATTTTGCTGGGTTCTTATTCTAATTATCTCATCATTCACAATGAGCTCTCCTGGTGATGTGTGAATGGTTTCCTTTTCTGAATAGAAAACGAGAAAGGCCATCCCAGGATACTTAATCTGGGAAACATAAGTGTGAAGGATTCCTATCTGACCAATATGATTGGATGGAGTACCCTCTTCGGTAAGAATGAACTCAATACTGGCCTCTATACAGATAGCTCTATCAACTGCTAGTAGTTTTGGCATATTGTTTCGTTTTGTGGTGTAAAGGCTTCGGATATACTATTAATTGTGGCTAATCCTCTTTCATTCATACCCTCTTTAACTCGAACAGACAGCTTAAGCCAGTTCAATACCCCATCAGTATCAAATATTAAGGCGAGTAGTTTTAGTTGTCTATAATACCTGACTTCTTTAGCTGGGTGAAACACTTTCAATAGAGCTTTCTTCATTACCGCTTGTTCATCTGATCCCTTAGGCATGAAACTTGCAGCCTCTAAATACGCTTCAGGAGATGGTTCATATCTACCTATGCAATGCCAATCTATACACTCGGGATGAGTAGTCACTATATTAAAAATCTCCATTTTCTCATTCAAATTGATTTTCATGTTCTATTCCTCCTCTGTTTTTAGTGACGAATTGATATACATTGCAACACCAGCTTTATTTAGAGGGCTACCATCATCTTTAGTTGCTCTTTTAACATTTCCAACTTTCTTATTTCTTACGGCTGCATTGAAGCTTTTCCCTACTCTGGCTCTTACTGGTGAGGGACTAATGTGTGCTTTCTTTGCACTCGAAATAATCAGTTCAGCAAAAGATGGAAGCTCTGATAATAAAAATGGTTCATCAAGCGGTTTCTGATTCGCCTCATCACATAAAGTAATAAGCAACTTATCATAATCAACTGCATCATTTTTCAAATAGAGGTCTTCCAGATTTGCCACGACTAGACTTGTTGGTGGAATGCCCTTGGTTTCAGCAACAGCTAATATTTCTTCAAAAAGCCTGTCATCTAAAGTTAAATGTAATCTTTTCATGTTTCCTCCCCTATTTACGTTGTTACAACCTACATTGTTCATTTTCATTGTATATAGTCACAACATAAATGTCAAGGTTGACTCTGAAATTTAAGTGTACTAAATTAACAAAAGGCCACGCTCATCATAAACAGAGTTACAAGTCTGTCCACCACAGCGAATCGCACGGTCAAGCGCCATGATTGTAGCTACAGCACCGTCAATCTTCTCAGTGGATTTTTCTTTGTCTGCTTTGATGTTGCCAGCAGGGTCAGTTCTAATATAAATGTTATCCATCATCCAGCGGAGTACGGGATGACCACCGTGAGCGATTTTTTCTTCTAATGTCAGCTTCATTAATTCTTTTGTTGGCGGTGACATATCTTTAAATCCCTGACCAAAAGGGACAACGGTGAACCCTAAATTTTCTAGGTTCTGTGTCATCTGAACTGCACCCCAGCGGTCAAAGGCGATCTCACGGATGTTATATTTCATCCCAAGTTCCTCAATGAATGTCTCAATGAATCCGTAGTGAACAACATTGCCTTCGGTAGTTAGAAGGAAGCCTTGTTTTTCCCACACATCATAATTCACGTGATCCCGCCTAACTCTAAGATCGATGCTGTCTTCTGGTATCCAGAAGTATGGAAGAACCACATACTTGTCCTCTTCATCCTGTGGAGGGAAGACCAGTACGAAGGCTGTAATGTCAGTGGAAGAGGAAAGGTCCAGTCCGCCATAACAGACGCGGCCTTTAAAGCTCTCTGGATTAACGGGAAAAGCACAGGCATCCCATTTATCCATTGGCATCCAGCGAATAGCCTGCTTCACCCATTGATTGAGTCGAAGCTGCCTGAAGCTGTTTTCTTCAGCGGGGTTTTGTCTCGCAGACTCATAGGCCATTTTTACTTTATCCATGCTGACAGTGATGCCGAGGGATGGATTTGCTTTCTTCCAGACCTTTGGATCGGACCAGTCATCTTCAAGATCTGCACCATAAATGACAGGGTAGAAAGTAGGATCATTTTTTCTTCCTGCCATGATATCCAGGGCCTTTTGATGCACTTCCCAACAGATACTGTTTTGATTATCTCCTGCTGTGGTGATAAGGAAGTACAAAGGCTGCATCCTGGCATCACCACTACCTTTGGTCATAACATCATAGAGTTTTCGGTTAGGTTGAGTATGGAGCTCATCAAATACAACCCCATGGGTGTTAAAGCCGTGTTTGTTTCCAACATCCGCTGAGAGCACTTGATAAATACTTCCGGTGGGTTGGTATATCAGTCTTTTCTGTGAGTCCAGAATCTTTACCCGCTTGGATAAGGCTGGGCACATGCGAACCATATCTGCTGCCACATTAAAAACGATGGATGCCTGGTTTCGATCTGCAGCGCAACCATAAACCTCAGCACGCTCTTCGTTATCTCCACAGGTTAATAGCAGGGCAACAGCCGCCGCCAGCTCACTTTTTCCCATCTTTTTTGGTATTTCTACATAAGCTGTATTAAATTGGCGATAGCCATTTGATTTAATGGTTCCAAATAAATCCCGGATGATTTGCTCTTGCCAATCTATCAGTTCAAATGGTTTTCCTGCCCAGGTTCCTTTGGTGTGGGAAAGGCATTCAATAAAACCGACTGCATAGTCCGCCATCTCCTTGCTGTAATGAGAATCCTTCGCCATGTAAGAGGTTGGTGTATACTTCTTTAGTTTTCGGATATGCGGACACCTCCTTTAAATGACATAAAAAATAGACCCTACGGTCTTCTAAAACGAGGAAAAGAGCTATACAGCCCTGTTCCTATATGAAATATAATCTTGTTCTATTCCGGTACTTTACTCTTCAATCGCTGTATAACGTGGGTACTCATAACCTTCAGGATTTGTGAGTATCTTTTCACCGGTATCTCTGTTGACTACCCTAATGCATCGAAGTTCACCCTTTTCGTTGGTGCCACCATCTGACTTCTTGATCCAGGGCTGATCATCCAGAAAATCACTAGTGAACCTCTTAAACTCTGAATCAGTAAGCTCTACTTCACGAATTACAGTGTAATCAGAACCAATGACGCCATCATCTTTTGCCTCTTCGGTTGCTTCTTTTAGTTCCTTAAGGTTGTAGAACTTTCGGCCAAATAGCGCCTTCATTGCGATTCCTCCTCCCTTGATTTTTCAACGATTACCTTGCAGGAATCAATGCCGTAAACCACATTCAAGCTGCTCCCGTTATCCCACTGAACCATGATGGAACCTGTGTCATCAACGCCCCACACGGTGCCTTTTGTGCCCTTTGGTGGTGCTTGCACATCATCCATCCAAAGGAGCTGGACTCTTGCACCAACGGGGTACTGCTTGCGTAGGTGGGCCAGTCTTTCTTTACTGATCGATTTCATTCGGAGCACCTCCTTTGAAAGCACTGCTTCCTGAGAGGTTTTGAAGGAGAATCTTTCTATGGGTTTTGAATTCTTCTCCAATGAATCCAAGTCGGAGGAGGAAGCATCGAAATGCGTACTTTTCATTATCGACTTCTTTTTCTTTCACCGTAATTCTCTTTTGTGTTTTCGCCATCTCACAAAGCTTTGTGATGAATTGGGAGTAGGCTTTTATCTCATCCGGATTTGGCAGCTTAGAAAACCAAGGGAAGCTTATGCGTTCCTCATGGGCTTCAATGCGAAGTTCATCCACATTGAGGGCTTTCTTAATTAGGCTTCCTTTTGCCTCTAACAGTTTAGCTATCTTTTCCAGGTCTTCATCGGAAAGGGAGTCTTTTGGTATCTGGATGATGAGTCCAGTTTCCTCAGGTTCCGCTTCTGCTTGAGATGGTTCATCCATCTCAGCTTCAAACCCTGCATCAAAAAGCTTTTTCATCAGCGACTTGATATCGTCCTGACCCACTTCAGTGTCAATGGTTAACTCTCCGTCTTTTCCGATGTGGTAAGGTCCGACCTGGTAAGCGCAGGATGGAACACCCAGGTATTTTGAAGGAAACTCTGAGATTTCGCTGATGAGCTTCACCAGCTTCTTACGTTCGTTACCGGATACGTTGTAATTGATTTTCATGGTATTGACCTCCTTGTTTTTTGCTTACTACATATATCACTCTAAGTGATGTTAATAGCAAGTCTATCTTTCGATAGTTGTGTTATTTATTTTGAGGGAGGTCACTGTAGCGGTATTCTTTGCCGCCACGCAGGAGATAAACGTCATCTGAAGACTGTGCTCCAGAAATAAACCTTTCGACTATGACGTCACAGAACTTCTCATCAAGCTCAATGGTGTGACAAATCCGCTGGGTCTGATCACAAGCAATGAGCGTGCTGCCAGAGCCACCAAAGGGATCCAGGACGATGCAGTTGCTGAGACTTGAATTAAGAATTGGATGGGCCACAAGAGCTACTGGCTTCATTGTTGGATGAGAGCCATTCTTCTTAGGTTTTTCAAATTCCCAGATGGTGGTTTGCTTCCGATCAGCGTACCAGTTGTGCTTGCCTTTTTTCTTCCATCCAAAGAGCACCGGTTCATGCTGCCATTGGTAGGGAGACCTACCAAGGACCAACGATTGCTTTTTCCAGATACAGGTGCCGGAGAGATAGAATCCTGCTTCAGCAAATGCCTTTCTAAAGTTCAGCCCTTCCGTATCTGCATGGAAAACATAGATGGAAGAATCCTGTGTCATGACAGCTTCCGTATTGGTAAAGGCAGCCAGTAGGAATTCATAGAAAGCAGAATCACCCATGTTGTCGTTTTTGATTTTACCGGCTGAGCCTTCATAGTTTACATTGTAAGGGGGATCTGTCACCACAAGGTTTGCCAACTTTCCATCCATGAGAAGTGTGAAGGTTTCTGGCTTAGTTGAATCCCCGCAGACCAGTCTATGGGGGCCAAGCTTCCAGACGTCACCCAGTTTTGTCATGGCGGGTTTTTCCAGCTCTGCATCCACATCAAACTCATCATCGTGAATGCCATCTTTTAGGGAATCCTTAAACAGGTCATCCAGCTCAGAAGGATCAAAACCTGTAAGAGAAACATCAAAGTCAGCACCCTGCAGGTCAGCAATAAGAAGAGCTAGCTTATCCTTATCCCAGTCGCCAGAAACTTTGTTCATTGCAACGTTTAGTGCTTTTTCCTGTTCGGTGTTCAGATCTACCACAACGCATTCGGCTTCCTTTTGCCCTAGATGCTTAAGCACACTAAGCCTCTGATGGCCTGAAATCACGGTGTTATCATTATTTGCATTAACGACGATAAGCTCCACATATCCAAAATTCTCAATGGAGGCTTTTAGCTTTTCAAACTCTGGATCTCCAGGCTTTAGTTCTTTTCTAGGATTGTATGCTGCCGGATTCAGATCTGACAGCTTTATTCTTTGTATATTCATATTGAATCACTCTCTTGGAGAAACTTCTCCGCCGCCTTTCTTAAGTTTAAATTGAAATCCACGTTCTCCCACGGGAAGAGTGATGAGTTAAAATGGCCGTAGGTTGCTGTATCAGAGTAGATTGCATTTCGAAGGCGCAGCTTTTCAATGATAGCAGCTGGTTTCAAGTTAAAAATCTCTTTTACCAGTTCACTTAAATCTTCGTCACTGATTTTCCCTGTGCCAAAGGCTGTCACGTTTACTGAAACTGGGTTAGCTTTTCCGATAGCATAAGAAATAGCGACCTCGCATTTATCAGCAAGCCCGCTCCAAACAATATTCTTAGCAATGTACCTGGCCATATAGGCACCGCTTCTATCAACCTTAGTTGGATCCTTTCCGCAGAGGGCTCCACCACCATGGGAAGCCAGACCACCATAAGTGTCCACCATGATCTTTCTGCCAGTCAGCCCTGTATCAGCAGCAGGTCCACCTTCAACAAACCTACCAGAAGGATTGATGAGTATTTCGGTTTCATCATCTAATGGGAAATCCTCGAAGCACTGCCAGAGTACGTTGTTTAAGATATCTGATTCTAATCTCTTTTGAGTTTTGTCCTTATGGTGCTGAACAGAAACTACCACAGTCTTAACGCGGATAGGTTTATCCCCATGATACTCAACAGTGACTTGTGCTTTTCCATCAGGAAGGATGCCCTTGATGATTTTTCCTTTACGACATTCATCAATTCGTTTTACGATTCTATGAGAGAGAAGCAGAGGTAGCGGAAGAAGTTCACGGGTTTCGTTGGTAGCATAGCCATATACCGTGCCTTGATCACCAGCACCGATGGAACCGTATGGATCAATAATTCCATTTCTTGCTTCAAGTGCTGTATCTACACCAGCAGCGATATCTACACTTTGATGATGTACAAACACAAATACTGTAAATCTCCAAGGACTATATCCCACCTCACGAAGTACATTTTTGACGATAAGTCGGATGTTAATTTTTTCGCTGCAGGTGATCTCGCCCGCCACGATGATTTTCCCTTTAGTAGCCATGACCTCACAGGCCACACGTGAAGCTTTGTCTCTGCGAAGGCAAGCATCCAAAATGCTGTCAGCGATTAAATCAGAAAGCTTATCAGGATGTCCCTTGCAGACACTTTCTGCGGTTCTATAGTTTTTACTCATATCATTATCTCCAATCAATTTTTATTTGCCCCTTCGAGCAGAAAGAAGTCTTTCCATCACATCATCCTGAGGATTTGCTCCTTTGTAATCGCCAGTACAGTTTTCTTTTACGATCTGGAATATCTCAAACCACAGACGATTTGTCTGGTTCATGTAGTTCTGGCCCATGGATACATATGGACTTTGAATGGCATTTCCTGTGGTGGGGTGTTTAGCAAGAAAACCATATTCAGTAATGGCTTCTTCACACTGAATCCAACGGGCAACACTCATGGCATACCTTTCGAGGAGCTGTGGAGAAACCAGAGCAGCGCAGCCACGCTTATCCAGCCACTGCCATGTGGCTTTGTAGATTTCACCTGCCACCAGAGCCTTGCCATCTTTTTGAATGGCTTCAAGCATCTTATTGGGTTCAGGCATTTCTTGTCCCTCAAGATCTGCCGTATCGGAAAACTCCATCACAGTAAGTTTCCTGCCACCGAGATTTCCTTCGGCTATTTTGTCAGCCAGAGGTTTCTTTTTTGCCCCTGCTCCAACACGAGCGCCACCTCTGTTCGTACCGTCTTTTGCCAATGATCACACCTCCTTTACAAAGTGGGGGCTATACCCCCGTTTGAATCTGCGTTTTTTAACACGACACCCCACGCCGCTGTCCAGTTTGAAAAGTTTTAGAGATTTGATCACCCCCACCGGTCACCGCTTTCAGCAGTAATTCGGGAGTGACAGGATTTACATAGAGCCATCAGATTACTCTTTTCATTGCCGCCGCCTTTAGAGAGCGGAAGGATGTGGTGGACCTCTTCGGCAGGCGTCAGCTTGCCTTGCTTCTCGCACTCCTCACAAAGGGGATGCAATTTGATGTAGCGGTCACGAATGCGCTTCCAGCTTCTGCCGTAGCGTTTGTTGGACTTAGGGTCTCGCTGGTACTGGTTGTATTGTTTGTCCACGACCTTTTGATGTTCGGCGCAGTATTGCTCACGCTCAGCGAGCCGACCGCAGCCAGGGTAGGCGCAGGGACGCTTTGGTTTATATGGCATGGGTTCACCTCACTTTCGGGGCATAAGAAAAACCCTGCGGGATTGCTCCCGCAAGGCTCTCTTAGATTCTATCTTCCTGATTATAATGATATCAGGAGTGGCACGTGTCTTTCAGTGTCTTTTTGTGTCTACTTCATTGGGAGCAGGAATTCTGCAGTCATCCAGTGCCCGGGTGTGGAGCTTATGAATGTAGCGAAGGTCATAGCCCATATCCACCGCAATCTTCTCCCAAGAGAGGAAGCAGAGATAACGCTTCTCCAGTAAGGTCTGGTGCTCCGGATTTACCACAGCCTTGATGACACTCATGATTTCTTTCTTGAGATCAACCAGCATGTCGATGTCATGATTAATATCATTCTGGAGATCAACGATCTTGCAGATGGCATCAGCCATGCGGGAGGTTGAACCGCTGGGGTTTCTCGGCATACCAGTCATGACCGACGTACAGGTCGTTGCCAGATCATTCAGTGAATCAACCTGTTGGAGTTTGGACTTGATACGCATGTCCAGATAACGCGCCTGAGAAAGGTAGGACTTAGTATTCATAACGCACCTTTTCCTTTCTCAGTTTGGTGATGAGAATTTCTGGATTAACATTCGTCAGGACGCTAAACCAATCAGAACGAAAGAAGCGCTCAATTCTGGCAAGCTCCTGCTCATTGTCGTGCAGCCGGTAGTCCTTGACCGCTTGTAGCACGATGGCGTTTGCTAATTCTTGATAAGGGTCCATAATCTGTACCTCCGAATTTTTAGTTCTCTCGGATTGGCACGGATTGTCGTTGATTGTCTTAGGCTTGCAGATCGGCCTTTACAGCATCAATCAAGGCGGCTTGGGTGCTGTCCTTCTTGGATAACACTTTCAGAATCCGCTCGTCGATGGTGTCTTTGGCCACAATGTGCTGCACCACAACTGTTTCGGCATTTTGCCCTTGTCGCCATAGGCGGGCGTTGGTCTGCTGATATAATTCCAGCGACCAGGTCAGCCCGAACCAGACAATACAGGAACCGCCACTTTGAAGGTTTAAACCGTGACCTGCAGAGGCGGGGTGGATCAATGCTACTGGTAGTTCGCCAGTATTCCACTTTCGGATACTGTCGGCGCTGTCCAGTTTGGAGAACGGGACATGGAGTTTTTGTAGACGCTCCGTGATGCGGGCAAGGTCATGCTTGAACCAGTAGGCCACAAGGATCGGCTTGCCACCGGCCGCTTCAATGATATCCTCCAGTGCACCCAGCTTTCGGTCATGGATGGATAAGGTGTCGCCATCGTCGGTGTAAATAGCGCCATTTGCCAACTGGCATAACTTGCCGGTGAGCGCGGCAGCATTTGCAGCGGTGATGTCTCCGTCAGGGAGTTGCAATACGAGGTCTTTCTTCAACTCGTCGTAACGCTGGCGTTCCTCGTCAGACAGGCAGACGGTGTATTCGCTACTGATCAGCTCCGGCATTTTCAAGAGGTCGGTAGACTTCATGGAAATGGTGATGTCGGAGATCTTGTCATAGATCCGCTGTTCCGCTCCAGGTAGAGGTTTATAGCTGAAGATGACCTGTCCGTTACGTTTATCTGGCTGGAAGTAATCCAGCCGGTAGTGGCTTATAAACCTTCCAAGGCGAGCACCCATATCCAGAAGCCTGAACTCAGCCCACAAGTCCATGAGACCATTTGCGGAAGGGGTACCCGTGAGACCAATGATACGCTTGACCTTAGGTCGTACCTTCATCAGAGCCCGGAAGCGCTTAGCCTGATAATTCTTGAAGGAGGATAGCTCATCTACCACAACGGTGTCGAAGTTGAATGGCAGCTTACTTTCCTCAATGAGCCACTGAATATTTTCCCGGTTGATGATGTAGATGTCAGCGGGTTTGATAAGGGCCGCACGACGCTCTGCTTCAGTGCCGACTGCAACGGAGCAGATTAGGTTCTGGAGATGCTCCCACTTATCTGCTTCAGCAGGCCATGTATCCCGTGCCACTCGTAGTGGTGCAATCACCAGAATGCGGTGTGACTCGAAGCTGTCAAACAATAGGTCGTTCAGCGCCGTCAGCGTGATGCTCGTTTTGCCAAGACCCATATCGAGTAAAACAGCGGAGATGGGATGCTCCTCGATGTAGCGGGTGGCATATATCTGGTAGTTATGTGGTTCGTATTTCATCAAGAAGCCCTCCAATCTGCTGCTCATCATCAAGGACATAAACCTTGAAGCCAAGCCCGCGTAGTAATTTGTGCCTTGCCAACTGAAGTGGTCGAGGCTTTTCGCCGGGAGCCTTAACTTCAATGAAAGCGATGTGACCACCCGGTAGAAGCACGATGCGGTCAGGCATCCCGTCAAATCCAGGACTCGTGAACTTGGGTGCGATGCCGCCCATGTCCTTCACTGCTTTCACCAGTTTTTGTTCAATGATTTTCTCTCTCATTTTTCACTCCATTTTTCTTGCCATTGCCGATGATTGCCCATTTGCTCATTTTTCCTATAAATCCTACGCGCGCATATATACGCTGAGGCTGTACTATTATTTTTAATGAATTGAAAAGGAGTAGGAGTTTATGGGCAATACCGGCAAGGCAACGAACTTTTATAGTAATTTCGGGGGCTTCAAGCCTTGCCCATGGTTTGTGCCTAAGTGCCAATCGGCAATGTTGGGCAATTATTCCGACCTCAGATAGACACGCTGAACACCATAAAGGGGTATATTGCGCTTGCCGGTCTTATTGCCGGAGTACTTTTCCCAATTGCCGATGCTGCGAAGAATGGCCTCGATCTCATAGGAGTCAGATTTCTTGATGGAATCCCTGGACCGACCAAAGCACTCACACCAAATCTCAATATTGCTGACCTGCATTCGACGCACGGTACCCACCGGTCTTGTAGGATCATCGGGATCTCGGAAATACTCTTGTCTGCTGTAAATGTCCGTGGTTTCCCAATCCTCAGGAAGTAAGGTGTCAAGAAATGCAGCAACCAGACCTTCGCGGTCGTCGGTTTCCATCGCGTCACGCTGTGCATCTGCAGCGGCCTCTGCTTCAGCGCCTTTCAGGAACAGTTCCTCGCCAGCATTAAAGTTGGCTACCGCCTCGGCCCATATCTGGTCGATTTCGTATTCGGTAATGTCCCAAGGCCGTCTAGTGCCTTCACCGGTTACGTTGATAGGCCAGAAGCGTCTGTTTCCGGTCACGTCTCGAAGAAAACCGCCGTCACTGTTGGTGGAACCGATGATAATGCACTGGCGTGGATGGCTTTCGACGACTCTACCATAAGAAGGGCGATACTTATCATCAACTCGGCTGGCAAAGGACTTCACGGTTTCCACGTCCATTTTCTTGATGCCAGCGAGCTCAGAAAGCTCCAGCAGCCAGTTGCCCTGGAGTTTTTCTGGTGCCGTTTTATCTTTCATATCAGAGATGGAAAGGCTGTCGGAGTACCATTGTTTTCCTAGCTTGGCGAGCATGGTGGACTTGCCGATGCCCTGACCGCCGATAATAACTGGGATGGTATCAAACTTGATGCCAGGAGCGAGGATACGGCCAGCTCCAGCAGCGAGTGTCTTTCGAGTAACCGCTCTAACGTAGGGAATATCCTCAGCTCCGAGAAAGTCGATGAAGACAGTCTCGTCACGAGGTACGCCGTCCCATTCCAGTGCCATCAGATATTCACGAACCGGATGATAGGCCCTGTCATCTGACACTTTGGTAAGAGCAAGCTCGTAGTTTCGGGCGCTGAACTCTCCATAGTTGGTGTCGACGTAAGCCACAAGCTGGGCTGTATCCGCGTCTCGCCAAGCTGGGTGAGTATGCGCCCAAGGCAGATCCTCGGCATAGATTTGGTTGGCGAGCCGGTTATAACGGATTTGCGAAAGGGCCTCATCATTTTTCATGATCAGCAGCAGGTTGCCGAGAGTGTTTTCCACATCACCGGCTTTTGTGCGTGTTAGCCTGGAAGCCCAATTCTCACCGGGCATGAAATCTTCGGAAGCAGACTGACGACGCTCCTCCAAAAGTAGTGCAGCAACAGCCTCATCCTTGAGCGCGAAGTCGCACATGTTTTTGAAGCTGGACTTCTCATCGTCATCACCGAATTTGTGTATGCGTACAAGGTCAAAGGCATTGAGCAGCTTTCCGTAAGCAGGATCAGAGGCGTGGTGGCTGTAGGTAAATTTGTCATCGTAAATGACAACGCCCGCACTGCTATCGGCAGGGATGTAATCGTAACGACCAGCCATCACGGAAGGTGCATATACATCTGAGAGAAAAGTGTCAATCGCAGTCTCCACGGTATAGGAACGACAGAACGCACCAATGATACCTGATTTGCCAAGAGGGTCATCTTGTGGTTTCTGGCTGGCTTCTCGGACAGCACTTTCCCGAGAAGATGTCGGCAGCAGCGAGCACTCTTTCCAATTGGGGTGTGCTGCAAGATATACGTCTGGATCAAGCCAGGCACCGTCTATGCGCTTGAATATATACTCGCCATTTGCGGGAGTAGTCGGCCAGTACATTAACTGATTCGGTCGGTAGGAGCATTCGTCAAACTGGTCGATGCCCCATTCTGCAGCATAATACCTTGCAATAGCTGCATACTCATCAACGGAGGTATCTCTTGTAAATGGTATGATGATTCTCACTCTTGGCTTTTCAGGAATGTGGCCATGCGTCGTATAAAGTGCGGCAGCAAATTTACATGTTGCGCAGAATCTTTCAATAAAACCAACTTCAGCTTGATCCAAGTCCATCGTCAGCATTGAACGGCAGACGACGGTTTCGATTTTGCGGCGATTATTTTTAAGCTGGCCACCAACAAAGCCGCCCTTGTCTTTGACCTTTTCTCTGTCGGATTTTTTGAGTTTTGGGTATTCTTCGACAGATTCCGTTGTCCTGATAGTAACCGATAGCCTGCTACACAAATCATCCCATGTGACGGTTTTATTAGGCCACGTCTTAGCAAAACAACTGTTGCCATAGGCAATGGATAAATCACGCATTATCTGCACCTCCCAATTCTCGGCCGTTCGCCGTGTTCAAAACGAGCCTGTCGTGCCAGTTTAAAAGCTCTTAGCGTTGCAATATCGTCCCGGTCATAGGTATAGTTGCTGTCGTCACCGAACAATTCAAATTGACCTTTTTTGTTTACCCCGGGGTGCGCCACAAAGTAATCTCCGTCGATAGTTTCAAAGTTGAATGGATATGGCCCATGTTTTATTCCGGGAAAGCCGTAATACCCCCACTCCTGGCAGAAGTCTTCGATGTCAGAAATGCAGTCTCCATCAGGAATCCCGGCAACGACTAGAATTGGATTTTTGATTTCGTAGGATTGAATATCTTTGATTCCGCTAAATTGCAGTATTTTCTCAGCATCTGCTTCAGTCATTTTTCCTTTTACCTCAACATACAGGTCTGTAGGACTTCTTCCGTCACACCCATGAAGTAGAAAATCAGGAAGATAAAACTGACCATTAGGGAGCGCAAAGCCCTCCGGTTCATATTCCCATTTCACTCTGCATGCATCGAAGAAAACAGCCCATCTTGCTTCTAATCTTGAGCGAAACCGATAGCCTTTATATTCTGTCGGTATTGCAGTAATCGTGCTCATACACAAACCTCCTCGCAGTTTTCAGTAAAGTAGCGCAAGCGGTAGTTCTTCCACTTGGCTCTCTTGATTTCAGCCGACATACCAGCTGAGATAGTGCTGCCGAACACCCAGACCTCTGTACATTTGCTCATTAGGGCGTTGCCGAAGAATAGCCCAAGCTGGCGTTCGGCAGGAATGTCGTCGTTCAAGAACTGTGGGAATAGCAAATGCGGCGCAATGGGAATGAAGCCCTTGTCCACGGCGAATCGGCTGTAGCGTTGTGCAGCCTTTACGTTTCCTTCTACGTCTCCAGAAAAGGGAGAGCAGATATAGACAATTGGCCTAAATGCCCGAAGCGCCTTTTCTTCTTTTTCGATAGCGGACAAGGCTTCATAGGCGGTTGGGTCGTAGTAACCCTCGCTGTTAAATTTATCAATGCTCATTTTGACCTCCAATCCGGGCGGACTTTATGTCCACCTCTATTACCCAATGGAGGTCAAAAACGGATTTGAACGAAAAAGGCTCAATCTTTTTTATAAAAATCTGTCTCGTAGCCATCGGCGCGGAGTAAAAGCCCATTGGCCCAAGACGGTGTCTGGCCCATCTGTTCACAGACAGCTTTAAGAGATAATTGAGGATCAGCTTCGATGACGATTTCGTCGTGGACATGCATGACGATGGAGCAGTGCCGGAGTGTTTGCATGGCACTGCAGAGGATGTCGCGGGCAGTTGCTTGTACGATGTTTTCCACGAACTTGGGTCCGTAGGAATCCAGTCGCTCCCACTTCTTCGTAGCACCAACACCCTCGTAGGTGATGCACTGCCCACCGAACTTGTTTTCACCGATTCGCGGCTTCACATAAGCAAGCCGCCTACCGGAAGGCAGCGAAATGAAAAGCATCCCGCTCTGGCAGGAGAAAGTGATCCCACGTGTAGAGTTGGTGCGTTTATACCGAACCGCCTCCATAGCGGCTTTGTCCACATCCCACCAGAACTTCACGATGTGCGGATTGGCTTGTCGCCAC